TTAACCGACGCCACAAGGACATGGGAATGTTGGATCATTTGGTGCAAGTAGAACCCGAAGTCACTACCCGGGGCGATTTTGTAGAGCTGGACGACGCATCGCCCAGTGATTTGCTGTCCGCGCAGAGCGCTACGTCTGACTGGATGACGGATTTGGGCATAAAACCCGATTCGCAAGTTGACACCCGCGCCCAGACAGCGGCAGCGCGAGAAGCGTTCAGGGGCATGGCCACAGTGGCCACCGACGAAGAGACCCGAATCCGCCTTTTGACCCTGCGCACGCCTGCGGCAGTACGCCACCTGACGGGAATGCTTGCTGCCTACGACTGGGAATTTGTGGAGATGGCCCGGGAGCTGCGAGGTTACACCGTTGCCAAGTTGGTTGAAGAAACTACGTCTCCCAACGCTAATGTCCGGCTCAAAGCGCTCGGCTTGTTGGGCAAGGTAACTGAGGTGGGGCTGTTCACGGACAAGATCGAGATCAGGAAGACTGATCTGACGGATGCTGAGATCGACCAGAAGCTCAAAGATAAGTTGAACCGGTTCATGGGCGTCGTGGACGTGGAAGTCACCGACATAGACGAGCTTGAACTGCCTGAAACGCCGCCTGAGCAACCGATGTTCTCATCTCCCACAGATGAAACTTGACGATCTAACGCTGACGCCGCAGGAAGCTGCGGCCATTCAACAGGCCATGCCCACGATGACGCTCGTGGAGAAGATTGAGCTGATGGACATGCTAGAGGAGCGTGAAAGGCGTTTTGCGCTCCAGAACGGGCGCACCAACATGATTGACTTTGCCAAGCGGGTGTACCCCGGCTTCAAGGTTGGGCCGCATCATCGCAAGCTGTCCAAGATTTTTCAGGACGTGATTGAGGGCCGCAAGAAGCGCGTCATCATCAATATTGCTCCTCGTATGGGCAAATCTGAGTTCTCAAGCTACCTGTTCCCGGCGTACTTTCTGGGCAACTTCCCTCTTAAAAAGATCATCATGGGCACGCACACCGCGTCCCTGTCAGAAGACTTTGGCCGCAGGGTCAGGAACTTGTTGGACGACGAGGAATACCAGAGCCTGTTCCCCGCTACGTTAGTGGCCGCTGACCAAAAGGCGGCGGGCAAGTGGAGCACTGACGCAGGGGGACAATACTACGCAGCCGGTGTGGGCGGTGCCTTGGCCGGACGGGGCGCTGACTTGTTCATGATCGACGACCCGCACTCGGAGCAGGATGTAAAGAGCAACTCCAAGCTGGCGTTTGACACGGCGTGGTCGTGGTTTCAGACTGGCCCGTTACAACGCTTGATGCCCAATGGCGCGATCATTGTGGTGATGACCCGCTGGGGCCCGCTAGACCTGACCGGGCGGCTGATCGACTACCAGATAAAAAACCCGGACTCCCCGCGCTGGGAGATCGTGGAGCTGCCCGCCATCCTCAACGAAGGCACGGACAACGAGAAGTCGCTCTGGCCGGAGCAGTGGCCGTTGGACTCGCTGCTGTCTGCCAAGTCGTCGATGGACCCGAGGTATTGGAACGCGCAGTACATGCAGCAGCCCACCTCGGACACGTCGGCCATCATCAGCAGGAAGAGCTGGCGCATATGGGAGGCAGACGAGCCGCCGCCTTGTGAGTACATCATTCAGAGCTGGGACACGGCGTTTGAAGTTAAGACGACCGCTGACTATTCGGCGTGTACGACGTGGGGTGTGTTCTACAACGAGGAGGAAGATAACTCCCCGCAGATTATCTTGCTGGACGCGTTCAAGGATAGGATGGCGTTCCCCGACCTGAAGGTGTCGGCGCTGAAACACTGGAAAGAGTGGGAGCCTGACGCGTTTATTGTGGAGAAGAAGGCTTCCGGCGGGCCGCTGATACAAGAGCTGCGGGCGATGGGCATACCCGTGCAGGAGTTCTCCCCCAGCCGGGGCAACGACAAGACAGTGCGCGTAAATGCTGTTGCTGATTTGTTTGCCTCTGGTAAAGTCTGGGCACCGGACACCCGCTGGGCACGCGAAGTTATTGAGGAAGTTGCGTCTTTCCCTGTTGGCGAGAACGACGACTACGTAGATACGACAACTCAAGCACTCCTGCGCTTCAGACAGGGTGGGTTCATCTCATTGGACTCGGATGAGAAAGACGACAGAATTTACCGTGGGCGCGTAGCCGCCTACTATTAAGGATCAACATGGCAACGAACATCGACAAAGCACTCTTTCAGCAACCACAGGGCATCGACGCACTGGCCGAGGACGAGCAGGGCATTGAAATTGAGATCGTTGATCCTGAAGCGGTGAGTATTGAAGGCCCGGGCTTTGCCCTTGAGTTGGCCAAGGTTGAGGCCGAGAACGACTTTGACGTCAATCTGGCCGAAGAGATGGACGAGAGTGCCATTGAGTCGATGGCCGGTGACTTGGCTGGAGACATTGACAACGACCGCAACTCGCGCAAGGAGTGGGAGAAGGCGTACACGGAAGGGCTGAAGCTGCTGGGCTTGCAGGTCGAGGAGCGCACAGAGCCTTGGAACGGAGCGTCTGGTGTGTTCCACCCGATGATTACCGAGGCCGTGGTCCGGTTCCAGTCAGAGGCAATCACGGAGTCGTTCCCCGCCCAAGGGCCCGTGCGCACGAAGATTCTGGGCAAAGAGACCCCTGAGAAGCAGCAAGCTGCTCAGCGTGTCGAGGCCGACATGAACTACGAGCTGACAGACGTGATGAAAGAGTTCCGCCCAGAGCACGAGCGCATGTTGTGGTCGCTGCCAGCTACAGGCTCAGCGTTCAAGAAGGTGTACTACGATCCCAATCTGGGTCGTCAGGTGTCGATGTTTGTGCCCGCAGAAGACATCATCCTGCCGTACGGCACGACTGACATGGACACTTGCTACCGCCTGACGCACGTCATGCGCAAGACCAAGAACGACATCATCAAGCTCCAGAAGGCGGGCTTTTACCGTGACATCGAGCTGGGCGACCCCACACGCGAGCAGACCAACATTGAGAAGGCCAAGGACAAAGAGACGGGCTTCAGTGATCTGAACGACGACCGCTACGTCCTGATGGAGTGCCACGTTGACTTGGACCTCAAGGGGTTTGAAGACGAGGACGACGGCGAGCCAACGGGCATCGCGCTGCCGTACGTAGTAACACTCATCAAAGGAACCAACGATGTCCTGTCCATTAGACGTAATTGGCGCGAAGATGATGACCTGCGGCTCAAGCGCCAGCACTTCGTACACTACCAATACATTCCCGGCTTCGGTGCGTATGGCTTCGGACTGTTCCACCTTATTGGGGGATTTGCCAAGTCAGCAACTAGCATCATGCGACAGCTCGTGGACGCCGGGACACTATCGAATCTACCCGGGGGCCTCAAGTCTCGCGGACTTCGGATCAAGGGTGATGACACTCCGATTGCCCCCGGCGAGTTCCGTGACGTAGATATCGGCTCGGGCGCACTGCGGGACAACATCCTGCCACTGCCGTACAAAGAGCCGTCGGCAGTGCTGTTCAGCCTGCTGGGCACTATCGTTGAGGAAGGTCGCCGCTTCGCAGCTACTGCGGACATGAAGGTTGCCGACATGTCGGCTAACGCCCCGGTGGGCACAACTCTGGCTCTGCTGGAGCGCCAGCTCAAGGTGATGTCGGCTGTGCAGGCGCGTATGCACTACGCGTTCAAACAAGAGCTGCACCTGTTGGCGATACTCATCCGGGACTACACAGACCCAGCGTACGACTACGAGCCGGAACGTGGTGGACGCAGAGCCAAGGCAGAGGACTACAACCACGTAGACATCATCCCCGTGTCGGACCCCAACGCGGCAACCATGAGCCAGCGTGTGGTGCAGTACCAAGCCGTCATCCAGATGGCGCAGATGGCTCCCGAGATTTACGACCTGCCCCTGCTGCACCGCAACATGCTTGAGGTGTTGGGTATCAAGAACGCCGACAAGCTCGTGCCGCTGCCAGACGACCAGAAGCCCAAAGACCCCGTGTCTGAGAACATGATGGTGCTCAAGAGCGAGCCGGTCAAAGCGTTCATGTACCAAGACCACGAGTCACACATCAAGGTGCACACGTCCGCAATGCAGGACCCGATCATCATGCAGTTGGTTGGCCAGAACCCCAAGGCACCGATGATCCAAGCGTCCATGATGGCGCACATTGCCGAGCACGTTGGCTTTGCGTACCGTCAGAAAATTGAGCAGCAGCTCGGCATTCCCTTGCCGCCGGAAGACGAGAAGCTCCCGCCGCAGATCGAGGTTGCACTGTCCGCCATGATGGCGCAGGCTGCGCAGCAGGTTCTCCAACAGAGCCAAGCGCAGCAGGCACAGCAACAGGCGCAGCAGCAAGCCCAAGACCCCGTGCTCCAGCTCCAGCAGCAGGAGTTGCAGTTGAAGGAGAAGGACTTGGCGCTAAAAGAGAAGAAAATTGCCACCGACGCCGCCGCCCGTGCAGACGAGTTGGAGCTTAAAGAAAGAGCGCTGGAAGGCAAACTGGAGTTGGACGGCTTCAAGGCGGGCCAGCAGGCTACGCAAACCGAGAAGAAGTTGCAGTCCGACCAAGAACGAGAAGGTGTCCGCATGGGCATCGACATCGCAAAGAGTCGCCAACAGGCGGCACAGAAAAACCAACCATCGAAAGGTCCGGCTAAACAATGATCCAAGACTTCGCACGCGTATTGCGCGAACAAATACGCAAAGACATGAACAACTACGCTGACGACGCCGCCAGCGGAGCATGTCGCTCATTTGAGGAATATCAAAAACTCTGCGGAACCATTCAGGGTCTGGCTATTGCAGAGCGTTATGTACTCGACCTTGCAAAGAAAGTGGAAGACGCAAATGAGTGAACTTAGTCTTGAGCCGGGCACATTTGCCCTACCAGAAGCCATCCAAGCAACTGAGGCTCCAGCCCCAGAAGCAACAGATGAAGAAAAGGCCCGACAGCTTCCCGACCCCACAGGTTGGAAACTGCTGTGTGCGGTGCCTGACGTTGTTGAGACATTTGAGAACTCCTCAATTGTCAAAGCCGGTCAATTCATGAAACAAGAAGAGCACGCCACAACCGTGTTGTTTGTCATGAAGATCGGACCCGACGCGTACAAAGACGCAGCCAAGTTCCCCGGTGGCCCGTGGTGCAAGGAAGGTGACTTTGTTCTCGTGCGTACGTATTCCGGTACGCGATTCAAAATCTACGGAAAAGAGTTTCGAGTCATCAATGACGACATGATCGAAGCAGTTGTGCAAGACCCTCGCGGACTTACCCGCGCTTGAAGGAGCAGTAAATGGCAGGTGAATTTAAGTTTCCTGACGAACAGGACGAAACTGTTGTAGTTTCGCAACAAGAAGACGGCGATGTCGAGATTGAGATCGTCGATGACACACCAGAGCGCGACAAGGGCCGAAAACCCTTGGATCGGGAGGTGGCAGACCCCACAGATGCGGAGATTGAGACCTACACCAAGGGTGCTCAGGAGCGCATTAAGGAGCTGACCCACGCCCGTCATGACGAGCGCCGAGCCAAAGAAGCCCTTCAGAGGGAAAAGCAAGAGCTTGAGCGTCTTGCACAGCACATGCAGTCGGAGAACCAGAAGCTCAAACAGTATGTGGACACCGGCTCCCAGCAGTATGGGGAGATGGCCAAAACCGCCGCCGCCGCCGAGTTGGACAAAGCCCGCCGGGATTACAAGGTAGCGCAGGAGGCGTTTGACACGGATGGCATCATTGCGGCGCAGGAAGCCCTCATTGAAGCCCAGATGAAGATTGCTTCAGCAAGAAACTTTAAGCCCACCGCTTTACAACAGGAAGAAACTGTTGTACAAACTAGGCAACCCGCACCCCAAACGGTGCAACCCGACGAAAAGACCCTGCGCTGGCAGGCTAAAAACCAGTGGTTCGGGGCCGAGGGGTTCGAAGAAGTTACCAGCTTTGCACTAGGGCTGCACCAGAAACTAGTCAACAACGGGGTCGATCCCCGCAGCAGTGAGTATTTCGAGCGGATTGATGCTCGCGTGAAGTCTACGTTTC